TGCAGTCAATGACTATTTACCAATATTTACAGCGATAGGTGCAGGTACGCAGGCTATTAACCGCAACACGTTACTTGGTTTATCTAGTGCGCCAGTAGGTCTTACTGACAGCCAAACATTAACTAACAAAATTTTGACATCTCCAACCATAAACGGAGCAACATTGTCTGGTACATTGTCTGGTACATACACAATAGGGGGTACTCCAACCTTTCCTGCATCAGTAACACAGAACACTACTGTGCAAACTCTTACTAACAAAACATTAACTAGTCCAACCATAAACTCACCTAGTATTACAAATGCAACAATTAGTACCGATACTATTACGGGATATACAGTTTCAAATACAGGTACCATATATGGAGTTAGCGTAGCAACAGGCGTAATAGCAAGTGCAGCTTTAAACAACTCAGTTAATACTGCCGCTATTCAATCCAGCGCAGTTACAATGTCTAAATTTAGCAATACATATATCTTCAGTGCTTATATGAGCGCTACACAAACCCTTACTAACGCAGGCCAACTGTATACTCTTGCTATGAATACTAAAGAATATGATTTAAATACCAATTATAGCACCAGTACATATGGTTACACTGTTCCTTTTACGGGGTATTATCAGTTTGGTCTTATGGCTCAACTACAGGCTCAAGCTGGTGCATATTTTATCTTATCTTTAGGTAAAAATAGCACTACTGAATATAGAAGAATTATGGAAATTCCAAATACAACTGGTAATATTACCACACAGGGTACTGCTGACATGTATTTGACAGCTGGAGATGTAATATATCCTCTAGCATGGAGTGGAACAGCAGGTAAAGTTATAGGTAGCGGAGTATCAGTAACTAAATTCTGGGGAAGGTTAATTACATTATAATGGCAACAATTACAATTAACACACTACCAACAGCAAGTACAATAGACGGCACTCAAGACATACTGCCTATTTATACGGCTTCTAGTGCAGCAACTCAAGGTATTACTCGAAATACTTTGTTAGGCCTTTCTAGCGCTCCTGTGGGCCTCACAGACGCACAAACACTTACTAATAAGATTCTAACTGCGCCTACTATAAACGGAGCTACCCTAAGCGGTACTTTGTCTGGCACATATACTATTGGCGGAACACCTACATTTCCGAGTTCAGTTACTCAAAACACAGTAGTTCAAACTTTGACTAATAAAACTCTTACCTCTCCTACAATAAATAGCCCAACTATAACTAATGCCACCATTAACACAGATACAATTACTGGTTATACTGCATCAACAACGGGTGCTATTTATGGAATAAATGTAACTTCAGGAGTATTCAGCACTTCAAACATAATTGTAGATTCTAATATCACTACAGGTAATTTAAAAACTAACAAGTTTAGTAATCCTTATAAGTTTAGCGTTTATAGAAATGCCGCATTAAACAGTGCTGCCAGCGGTTCGGCGGTAATAACTTTTGATACAAGTCTTTTTGATACAGGTAGCAATTATTCAACAGGTACTGGTAGATTTACTGCACCCGTAAATGGTTTTTATTGGTTTAGTGCACGAGCAAGTGTTGGACTTGGTGGTACTACTAGATTTTTTGTTAATCTTTATAAAAATGGAACAGAGATATTAAGAGGTAATGATAACGTAAATGTCGCTAGTACTCCTAATGGTAGTATTGTTACTGGAATTGTTAGTTTATCTGCAGGTGATTATATACAGATTTATAATTATTATGGTGCTGCTGCGACAGCTTTAGAAATTGGCTATCCACAATGCTATTTTCAAGGAATGTTAATTAGTGCAACATAGAAAATGATACAATAAACACAGGATAATAAAATGATTACATATACACAACTATATAACAGGGCAGCAAATATCGTCGGTATTTCTACAACCACCGATACTCAGGATTTGACTAATGCCAAACAAGACATAAATCATGCTTTGAGATTATTTAAAAATCAAGCAAGACGATACTGGACACGTAAAGAAGTAACCGCCAATCTTGTGGCTGGCCAACAATATTATACATTTCCAGAGGACATGGTTCGCATTACTTCTGTACGTGCAAATACGGGTGGATACAATTGGCCGTTAGTCAATGTTGATTCAGAAGAACTTTGGAACAGGTTTAATGTTATCCCGAGCAATACAGTTATTGTTCCTCAATTCTATTTTGTCAGGGGTAAAAACGAAGTAGGACTATACCCAACACCGTCTCAAGCTCAAACAGCTGGTCTTATTATTAGCTATGAACCTAGAATGGCCGACATGAACCTAGATGACACCACCACAACCACTGTAACCGTAACTAACGGTTCTCAATATGTAACTTCTCCTTCCGTTCCGTTCTCTACCAACATGACAGGTATGTATTTTACTACCACAGATGGTTCAGACGGCAACTGGTATCCTATTGTTGCTGCTACAGCAACTCAATTAACTTTAGAAAACTACTATCAAGGTCCTACTTCTTCAACTGTAGCCTGCCAAATTGGTTTAGTTCCAGACGTTCCAGAAGAATATCATCTCGGACTTGTTTATTATGCCTGTTATCAGTTTTTCTTAAAACGTAATGAAACTCAAAATGCAACACTTTACAAAGGATTATTTGAAGATTTGTTGATGCAATTTAAGCAAGCCTATGCAAATAAAACTACTGGAGTTGTACAAAAACCATTGACAGATAATATATTCAATATTTTCTGGTTGCCTCCAGGTATTATATCGGGGTAACAAATGACTGGTTTTAAAAATACATCTAAAGATAAAATACATCTCAATAGTTTTATTGGTGGTCATTCAATTGATTACAAGTATGGCATTGCTAATTCATTTTATGATTCACAAAGTTTAGATTTTCGTTCTAAGCCATCACAAATGTCGGTTCTTCCAGCAGCTAGAAACTTATCTGTTACAATGTCAGACTTATGTACAGCAATGGTGCAAGACCCTCAAGGAGTGAGATATGCTGTTGGCAATCAAGGATATTTGTATCGTATCAGTACGGCTGGAGTAGTATCCAATATCGGTAAATTAGATAGTAACGGCGCAGCTGGAATAGTTTATAACCAACAATCAGACCAGTTATATATACCTTCTCAACAAACTGTTTCGCTGTATGGACAAGTTTCTGGAGCTTCTCCAACATTAAGAACGGCAAACTTTGGGGCATCTGCATCTACTGCTGCTGGTGTAGTCAATATATATAACAGCACAACTGCAGCCTATGACAATCCTAGAAACAATGCAGTAGTGGCGGCAGCTCTTGCAGGAGGAGCTTTAACCCCGTCTAATTACAGCACTTACGTAACTAACACTTTGACTAATACTTATGTATTGCCAACTACTATATCGGAAGCTACATCGCAGTTTTGTCCATTTGTGCCAGACATAGAGCCTTTCTATTCGATAGCAGTTTATGTAACAACCAAAGGTACAGGAAACTGGACATTGACTTTGCATGATTCTTTAAACAACTCTTTAGCAACAGTAACTGTAACTAATGCAAACTTAGTTGTGGGTTGGAATGAATTTAAATTTACTACTACTGGCGGCGTCAGAGCTTTGGTAAACTCTTTTGCAACAGGTACATCAGCAGGTTATCACTTTCATTTAACTTCTAGTGTTGCCAGCGATACTGCCGCAGTTGCTACCTATGCAGCTGCTAGCTTGACTGGCTGTAATTTCCTAATGTTTGCCTACAGATTAGTAAAAACCAACAACGGTTGGCACCCAGCCACTATATTTGGACAATTTTTATGTATAGGTAATGGTCAATATCTATCCACGTACACCTTTACTAATGACAGTAACCCAAATAATGTTGCCACAGGTTCTGGTGCATCGGGCTGGAACAGACACGCCCTGTTACTTGATGTAGGATATGAGGTTTGCGGACTCAGCGTAAACAACCAGTATCTTGTAATAGCTGCTGAAAAAAGGTCATCTAGCACTAGCAAAAGTTTTCAAGATGGCTATCTATATTTCTGGGACGGTCAGAACGTTAACTATAACTTTAAGATAGAAATACCAATGGGTGCTCCATACTCTGTCTACACCATAAATAATATTACTTACTTTTACTGTGCTGGTTCGTTATTTGCTTGGGGTGGAGGCCAACAGGTTATAAAGGTTCGTTACATTGGTTATCAAAACACAGACTACCTTGGAGTTACCGACACTACAATAGTTAATCCTAATATGATGGACATCAGATATAACTTATTAATGCTTGGCTATCCCTCAACAACTACAAATGTTAACTTAAACTATGGTGTATATTCGTGGGGTTCTGTTGAGCTTACTTATCCAAACTCATTCGGTTATTCATATACTCTAGCCAGTGGTTTAAAAAATTATAGTGCCAGCAATAATTTGCAATTTGGTATGGTTAGAAACTTTGTAGACACACTGTACATGTCATGGCAGTACACAGATAGTGGTGGAATTACTAGATATGGTATAGATATAGTAGATAACACTTCTACACCAGCATCTACATTTAGCTGGACATCTCTCATATATGACGGCGGAGTAAGATATAAACGCAAAAAAGGTTTGCGCTATAAAATTAACTTTCTTCCCCTACCAACAAACACTACAATAACGGCTTTTTATTCTATAGACAGAAAAACTAATGTTACAGCTGACCCTGTTACTGGAGTTGCTTTTACAGCTACTGCTGGTGATACTTCAATAGTAATTGAATTAAATAATGCTAGGTTTTACGAACTTCAATGGGGTTTTACAGGGACATGCTCGAGTGCAACTTCAGCACCAACTATAACAGGTATTACCATGGAAGTAGATGCGCTCGAAGATGAGCACATAATGCGCAAGGACTACGCTTAGGAGTAATATGCAACCTGCAACTAACATGAATACACTAGCTCAAAATATGCCTAATCAGTCTATGATGTATCAGACATATACCCCGACTTTTGGTAATTTAAACTTTATGATACAACCATCTATGTCTGGAGAAGTTAGCAATACTTTTGGCACAATTCCCTACGTGTCCTTGGAGTCGTTAATTTATTTGCAACAGATGCAAGCGCAAACTGCACCTGAAAAAACTTTGCCTGGTCAAAATACTGGACAACAAAACGTAAAAGGTCAATATACTGTAACTGATTCAACAGGCAATGTTCGCATGGTCATGGGGTACAGTCCAGATGGCTTCTGATAATAAAGCATCACCAGCTCCTAATACAAGTTTTGGTTTTAAAATATCTAAGCCTACTTTTAACGCT